GCACCATCAAAGTCTACTAAACATCTAACTTGCCTAAAGCATTTGATTTCAGAGTATTTAGCTCGTTCATCATCAGTTAGTTGCTTGAGAGTTTTACTATCAGGTCTACCACATCTGACAGTTCCTTTTTCATCAATCGGTTCTTGTCCCCAATTAGTTAAAAGAATTGTTTTGTTTGCCATTTTCTTTTCAGCCTGACTCCAATGTAAGTATTGGTAATGGTGGGCTAAAGGTCGGATGGTAATAGTTTCAGCAAAGGCTCTTTCGCCCTCGACTCCTTTGATCCAGAATAATCCCTTCTTAATTGGATTACCTTCATCATCTTCATCATCTACATTCATTTTTATCTCAGGGAGATACTCAGCTTTTGTAGGTGCTGCATCTTCTGTCGATCCTAGAATCATAGCTAAGTTCCTTTCTTGCTCTGGGTCGATAAGTTGTGTGTTACTTTTTGACATAGTTTTTTTCCTCGGTTATATAAATAAAATTACTATGACAACTATAATACCCTTACTTATGCCCTTTGGTCAAGAGACAACTCTTCATTGTTGAGCCAATTAGGGCCATAATTTACCTCTACATCTAGTGGTAGTAAGGGTTTATAATTAAATCGTTGTACCATTTCTTCTTCTATTTCACTCATAGCCCACACTAAAATTTTAATAACTTCATCAAATTCCAGGGGGTGGCAATCAACTACTATAGAGTCATGTACTGTTAGTATGATCTTGCTTTTCAGCTCTAATTCTTTGAACTTTCTAAGGGCACGAATACACGATAATGGAACGATGTCAGCAGTAGCAAAACTCTGAACAGGATAATTTACTACAGCAGTTTGATTAGATATTCTGCCACCATGTAGTCTTTCTGCATAAGGAAAAGCAAACTCTCTGCCACTTGGAGTTCTTATAATTCCTTCAGACATAACTGCATCTACAAGTTCAGTATGCCAATCTTTCAATCCACGATAGATGTTAAAGTACTCTTTAAAGTAATTACGAATATGGTTTGGTTCTCCCATACCAAGTCCCCCATAAAGGGGGGCGAATGTGAACGCCTTTGCTTGTTGGCGAAGATCTTTAGTTATCTTAGATTCATCACATTGATTGATAATGGCTGCAGTTTGTTTGTGGACATCTTTACCATTAGTAATGTCTTCTATAATCTGTGGATCTTTAGACAATTCTCCTGCAACTCTAAACTCTAATCCACTATAATCAATTTCAATTATGTGTCCCTCATCAAAACGAGATACTACACACCTTCTTACAGGGAACTTTGAGCCTTTGGGTTGGTTCTGAAAATTAGGATTAGATGAAGATAATCTTCCTGTCCTTGTTGTAGTCTGATTGAAGTTAGCATGAAGTATTCCATCATGCCTAGTCCATGTTTGTAGCCCCTTAACAAAACTATCTAAGTATGTAGATATAGCATTGAGTCTTGTAACACCCTCTAAGAACTGTATTGCTTGGTCATTATTTTTATCTCTAGCTTGGGAGATTAATCTTTGAATAGTACCCTTGTCAGTCTTAAAACCATTTATACTTGCATCAATAGGGCCACTAGGAACTAATTTTAATCCTGCAACTTGGGTAGTATCTTTTAATATTACACCAAGAGTATCACACTCTTTGCAGTTAGAAGTCTTCGCCCAGGGATCTCCATTCTTTTTAAATCGTTGGTAAAACCCTCTCCCTTTGCAATTAGGACATTTGTGAGCAATGGTCTTTTTAACCACCCTTGTTGTATTTCTTACTGCATCAGCAAACTTCTTAGGGTTCATCTTTGGGGCATATAAAGACTTACCTCTACTATCTACTCCTATATTAAAAGTAGACTTATGTACTTCTCTATCTTTGACTACTCTTGAATAGACAACCTTAGTCATATCAATCCCACTATTAAGATTGATAGGAGTATCTCCCATAACATCAGCGACAATACGATTAAGGGTAGATTCTATTTGTTCTTTTTCTTTTTCAAACTCATACTCCACTCTTTCCAATTCATCTAAATCAATCTTGATACCATTGGCTTCCATATCACATAGAAATAATAACATTTCATTTGTAAGATCTAAGACAGGTTTAAGAGAACCGAACTCTTCTAATTGTTGTAAGTAGATTTGACCACAGGCTAGTACATCAGCATCTGCATATTCAATAACAGTATCTAGGGGCATAGCTTCAAAGCCTGTACCTGATTTAAACAACTCATCTACAAGATCAGATTTCTTTTCCTGTACCTTTCTTCTAAGAGCAGTAGCCTTTAAAGACTTTTCTATATGCTGCCCCCTAGCTAAAAGGTACTCCCCAACCATAGTACAATGTACCTTTTTAGGTATAGGGAAATTAGATTCTTGAAGGTACAATAAATCAAACTTAGCATTATGAGCTATAACTTTAGATGCTCTTTTTAAATCTGCAATTAGTTCTTCAGGACTATCAGCAGTATCTAGTTCGTTATGATAGAAGATAGCATTTTTAGGTTCTCCTAATTCGCCATCCTCAACCATTCTCCAATGAGCCGAAACAATTTTATTCTTAGGATTAAAAGGAGAGTTATCTTTTATATTATCTGTAAGCTGCTGTACTGTAGTTTCTAAATCTAATACTATCTCAATCGACATATCTTGAAACCTCTGGTTTGATGTTACACACGATTGTACCATGCCACCCAGAGAGTTTATTCTTTGATACTGTTATATACCTAGTGAAATCCTGTTCAGCTTCTTCGGATTCTGTCTCTATTTTACCTATACCTAGGATAAGATCTGTTTCTGCACTTTTACCAATTTTGCTACCTTCCATTTCAAAAGGAGATAGTTTTGTTCTACCTTTAGCTTCTGCACTTGCTTGGGATATAACTAATAATGCACAATCATATCTCTTAGCCAATTCTCTGAGTCTTCTATATAACTCTCTAAGTCTTTCATGAGATGCTGAGAAAGAACCACCAATATGAACTTTGTCTGCTTGGTCAATAACAACTACATCAGGTTTCATCTTTTCAACGAAACCTTCAATCTCATCTAGCGACCAATCTTGAATATCTTTCATGTCGATATTGTTTGTAATTCTAGCAAAAGATTCTGAAGCCTTTTTAGGATCAGCTAAGATTTGTGCTTGGGTCATGTTAGAGCAAGACTGAATTACTCTTAACATAGTTCTACTTGTTTTCTCTTCATTACCTAAATAAAGAACCTTTGCTCCTTGATGGCAAAAACCTTTGGGGGCAGCACAAAAAGAAACTGCACAGGCAGTCTTTCCAGCTTCAGGGGTAGCAAAGATAACCCCAAATTCTCCAGGGCCTATACCATAAACATTCTTAGAGAGATGTCTTAGGTTAAACTCCCATCTGTTTTTATCTGAAGTAGAGTCAAGTAGTTCTGTAAGATCTTTTGTTGTAAGGGGGCCATAATCATCTGGCATGAAAGATTCTTTAGTTTTGTGTATTAGTTCTTCTAAACTTCTTAGTGCCCCATGTTGACCTTCAGTAATCTCTAATCCAATGTGAGCGATCTTACGACCTATCTCTCTTTTCCATAAGTCTTCTATGACATCATTAGCAATATCAAAAGCGATTGGTTGGACTTGTTGAATATGATTTATTAGATCCCTCATAGAATCTATTTCAGCTCTAGTAGCTACAGGGTATTTCTTTTTCCATAGTTGGAAGACTTCTTCTTCACTAAGATCGTGCTCGTATTTATTGTGGGCTTCATTGATTACCTGGTAAACATCTGCAACCTCTTCATCAAAGAGGGTGGCTTTTAATCTGTTTTTATTTGAATCGAAGAACTCGTAGTTAAGTAGGGATTTAAGTATTTTGCTATCATCTGCTATGCTCATTTGCTAGTGCCTTTTTAAAATTTAGTTAGAGCAGTATCATAACATAAAGTAAACCAAAATAAAGACCATAAAAAAACCCCCAACAAAAAACTTGCTAGGGGTTTGATTTTCTTATTTATTTTTTTAACTTACTCTTAACTTCATTTTTTTAATATCAGGCTTATGATTTCCTCGTCTTTCTCTAATATCAACCTCATGATACAAAACTCTTGGATTCCCTTTAACCAACCCATCTACTACTTCTTGTAGTCTATCTTGCTCATCAGCAGCATCTCTGTAGCCACCAGGTAAATCATAATCAATGATAACGATACCTCTTGCTTTCATGCTTACTTCTCACTCTAGTTAGATTTTAGTAATGAATATAATTTCTCCTTGTTTATGTATTTAATATCTTCTTCTAATAACAAAACCGAAGGTTTTACTCCAAAGAAAAATTTATTACCAGCATCAATAGACTTTTTTCTAGCGTCTTTGTCAAGGGCGAAGGTTATGTCGCTGAATTGTAGTATCTGTTGTCGTTGTTTGTGTTCTATATTAGTACCTAATAAGGCTACTCCAACATATCCAGGTATAGTACTTACTACACAAGCTGAAGGTACATCTTCTACTACGACTGCATGATTACCTTCTCCTATAATAAAACAACCTGTAGTATCTCCATAAACTTTCCATTTAGATATTTTATATTTCTTATTAGTGGGGGGATCTCCTATATATCTTCCTACTGCCCCTGTATTGTTGTTCATAAAAAAGAGTACTCTATCTTCTTTTGCTGTGTACTTGATGTGTACTTGGTGTGTTTGATACACATTCCAACAATTTACTTCCTTTAAATACTTTATTGCTCTAGGGTTATTTTCTACGCTTGAAAGAATAGGGGGTATTTCATTAGGATTAGATCTTCTTCTATCCCCAATGCTTTCAGTACTTAATCTACTCTTGATAGAACTTAATGATAACTTATCGTCTTTTACTCCCTTGGCAGGACAAGAAGCCTTATAGCAATTCCAGAGAAACCTTCCCTGCATCTTAGATAAGGATAAAGTCTTATACCCACCACAAAAAGGGCAATCTATTCGTTTACTTGAGTTATCACGAAGGATTACCTTCTTTATGATGGAGTATTGTTCTTTTATTGAGTACATATAAGTATGACACTTGTTATGGGAATAGTAATTGTTTTTGAGAATAAGTCATTGATTTTGTTATATTGTGTCATAACCTGAAGGTCGTAGGTTCAAATCCTACTCCCGCAACCAAATCTTTGATTCTATTGGGTTTTATGTACCCCATAACTATGGTAGTTGAGTTGAGTTGATAGAAGTTGAGATTCTTACTAATCTTTAATAAAAACGCCATCTCTCATTACTCCTGTTCTATCTTTAATATCATTGTAGGCTAAATCCATACATTCCTTTAAAGTAAGACCTCTTCGTTCAACAATGTTAATTAAGACAACTAGTATATCCCCAACATCATCTCGTATGTCATTACCCTTACAAACATTATCAGATAGTTCTCCAACTTCCTGAATTAGTTTAAGGACTTGATCTTTCTCGCTAGATCCCTCAATTAGATTTTTACCTCTGTGCCATCCAATTATTTGATCTATTACTTTATGTGTGCAAATTGACATTATCCAAACCTCTTTTCTATGCCTTTTTCGGCTAATTTATCTGTAGGTCTTACATATATTGATAAGACATCTCTTGATTGATGGCCTGTTACAGACCTCAATTCATCTTCGGTGCAGCCACTCTCAGCCATCTCAGTAGCCCCTGTTCTTCTCAAATCACTAATCTTTAGTTCTTTAGGAAGTCCAGCTTGGTTTCTAATGGTGGAAGCGTGTTTGGAGTATAACCTTCTGTCATACCCCTTGCTAGTACTTTCGCAAACAACTATAGGCTCATCTTTATTTCTATTAGTAGGTATTTCATTGATTCTTTTAATCAAACGAGGAGAGCCTGGAATGTTTACTTCAGTATTAGTTTTCTCTTGAATGAAACGAAAGCTAGTGCCATCAAAGTTGCTCCATCTGAGCTGTCTCATGTCTCCTGGTCGTTGGCATAAGTCATAACA